TTTGATTTTTTTCAAAGTCGCCAAAGATTGCTTTTAAATCATCGATAGGAACGTCCATCGATGATATTTAATCTCAAATGTTAGATCGCGAAAAAGCTTCCGTCCACTTCAATATTAATGTCACCGACCTTTGTGTATTGATTCTCAAAATCACGGAATTTCTTAATAAAATCAAGAATTTGATTAGTAATAGTAGTAGGAAACTTCTCAGCAATAGCAAGCTTGCTATCAAGCTTAATAATTCTAAAGTCAATAGCACTATCACCGGTTTCTGACTTAAATGTAACTGCCTTAATATACTTTAAGACTTCATGAATAAAAAGTTCACTGACTACTGTCTTAATATCATCTGTCTTTGCTGCACGAAATTTGTTTAATACAGCATTACTAATCTCACGATCAATATCAAGTTTAGGTACTTCGAGTTCAATTACAAGATTTTGAAGATCGATTGTATTTGTTAATACATCATGTGTAACTGTATTAGTAGGAATACTACTAATAGTTGGACTTAGATCATATACTGTTTCATCAAGAGTATATTTTGTATCCAAGCTTGCAGCTCTAAGGGCAAGAGCAATTGCCGTACGATCAAAAGTATAAAAGGAATTAATATTTGTTGTTTCAAGAATGTTCTCTTGAATAATATTATAAAAACTGGTAATAAAAGAAAGCTTTGTTAGCGTCTCATCAATTGATGATTTAAGAAGTTCCTTTTGCTGAAGAAGATTAAGAGCCTTGAATTTTACTGTACGCTGTAACGAGGGAACGTATATATCAATACCTGATTGTTTATTGAGATCATCTAATTGCTTGAGAATATCGGGAACACTGTTTGACATATTGCTATATTAACACTTATACATGCAGTTCTATTATGCCACAGGTTTAAACTGACCTATATTAGGGCCGTTTTGTGGGCTGCTTGATTGTTTTTCAGCTTTCTCCTGCTCTGCTTGCTCTTCTTTATATAGATTAATATAAAGATTAATCTCAACAGGTGTTAAATTGGACATGGTTTCATAATTCATACGAAACTGTTTCATTAAAAAATATTCTGTTTTATAAAAGGACATTAAATCGCGATTAAAGCAAAGCTTTAAAAACTCTAAAACTGAATTATCAAAAACATTCGCTGTTATTATAGTAGCGTCTTCTTTGTCTCTTGAAAACGGTGAGGGTAGGTTTATTAATTCAAGTTCCTTTAGAGCTAGAAAAGTGTTATTAGCATACGTCTTAACGTCGTTTAAAACAACGGCAGGTAGTTTGTTTATCGCTTCTGCTGTAATGTCATAAAACCTACTATCACCAAGGGATATACAGTTTATAATGGTTTCTGATGCATCCATAGCATTCTGATTAATGTATAGAGACTTTGGTAAGTTATATGTTACCTTTAGGTTATTTTGATACGATATTTCTTTTTGTTCGTATTGAAAGCTGTACAGTGTATTCAATATATTGGAGATATTAATTGTTCCGTTGAACTGCTTTTTTGTCTTTGGGCACGTTATGATTAACTCCAGAACAGGCGATACACAGACGGATCTAATTGTCAATAGAATATAAAGTTTATCGATAACTGTTAAATCATCAACATTATCCGTACAGTGCTCCTTTATAATATCATTAAAGGATAGCAAAATAATATCATTGTTCTCGTTAGTAATGTTCTTTACTAGATCCTTAAGCTTAGTAAAAGTAAATTCAGTTAATTGTACTGTTCTTTTCGAGACAGGTAAAATAACTGAATATATAAATCTAGCCATAAGGATAATTATACCTTATGTATTCTAATTATCTACCGGTACCTGTACGATTGGTTGCTAAAAGATTCGCTACTCTATCAAGACTAATTGGTGTGCCAACGGTGTAATTCGAGAATGTCCAGAGAGAGCGAAATGTTTGAAGTTTTTCAGTTTCATAATCTAATGTTTCCTCTGAAACATTATATGGCGCGCAATTATAATATACCCATTCTTTTCTCGGTAACATTGCAACACCTGCATTAGATCTTGTATATTCTATTACTCTTAAAGTAACTTTTACATTCTTTGGATCAGTTATACCGCCAGGTCGTGCTGTGTAACCATAATGTGCCCCTAAGATGACCCATGGTCTTATAACAAAATCAATAAAAGATGTTGTTGTTTCTTTGAAGACTATATTCAACGACGGAGCATCGGCTGAACGACTACTGCCTACTACACCAGGTAAAAAGCCTCTGTTATTTGCTACTGAAACACCCTCAACACTATATTGCTCTGAAGGCAGAGTAACTTCATGAGCAAACCAACAACCTACTAACTTTTGATTGTTATAGTTTGTTAAGATATCTACAGCTTGAGTAATATCAAATCCAGTTTTATCACCATCAGTTCGCTCAAGACCTTGTATAATGCTTGTATTCAAACATGATGGAAATTTATCAATGAGTACCAACCACTGGGTTGACATCGGTATGGCAGTATTCCATACCGTAGTAATCTGATCAAGAAATACATTGCGTGGAAATACACCACCGGAGGATGAATATCCCTGGGCGTTATTTGCGCCAATGAATGAATTTACAGGGTCACTAGTATTATTGTTACTCACCTAAATATTTAGGTCAGAAGAATAGCTTTATTAGGCTACCTGTACATTGTTACCATTGATACCACCCGGAACGCGGGTGAAGTAGTGGTAGGCAAGAGTAACTGTAAACTCAACTGTCTGACCTGTACCAGCGGCCATTGTATAGTTTAATGGACCAACGTTACGTGGCGATACACCGATGAGGTTGTATGTAGCAAGTGCGTTGAATTCATTATCAAACTGTACGAGTGTGATATATGAATCAGAACCTGGTGTATTATATTGACCTGTACTTGTAGCATCATCAAATACAAAACGTGACCAATCTTCAAACAGCTGACGGATTCTTGAATCTCGATCAGCGTAGAATGTAATTGAATAACCTGTACCATCTGGGTAAATTGCATTACCAGGAAGGTTGAAATTAAGACCCATGTAAGGAACAGGTACGTTTGTAATTTCACGTGCAGGAAGAGCTGCTGACTTAGCGTATACAAGTAAACCTGTATCATTCATTACGTAATTACCAGCAGGTCCATGAATGTCATGAACACGGAAGTTAAAATCACGTGTGAAATTTGCTACTGCAGCGGCTTGATAAAAGCCTTGAATGGTCTGCTGTGTATTTGGATTATTAGCAGTACCAAATCCTGGTGTGATAAGTGTGTTAGGCATATGATTATTTATTCGTTAGTTGTTTACTTTTTAGGCTACGATTTCGTTGAAGTTGGCACTTGTCTGTGTAGCGTAGAAGTTGACTAAGATGAATTCGGCTGTTCTGACCGGCTTGAGGTAGATATCAACTATTAACTCATTCTGATCAATAACTGTCGGTGTATTATTACGTTCATCGCAGACGATCAAGTAATCATAGAGACCTTCTGAATTCTTAGCGTAATCAAAGATTGGTGTAATTGTGTTTACCAAACGATTACGTGTGAAGAGTGTGTTAGGCTCGAATACGAAGTACTGGGCAACCTTTTGTGTCTGAACTTCGAGAGTTAAGAACAATCTACGGACGTTAATACGATCGAAAGCACTTGGCTGCTTTAATGCTGTCTTCTGACCGTAGATCACATAACCCTCATTAGGGAATTGAGCTACAGGGTTGAGACTGATTGTGTAGAGCTGATCACGTTCCTTTTGCTTTGGACTATAACCAATGTCGAGAACACCTGTTAGAACACCGCGGGTAAAGCCTGCTGGAGCAAACCATGGCTGGAAGTTCTGATCTGTCTTAGCCATTGCTGAAGCAGCAAAGCCTGAGAACGGTACCCAAACTGGCTGATTTGAAGCATTGTCAAATACCTGTACAACGTTTGCATAAACTGCTGTATAACTGTTATTGAATGATGCAAACTGGTTGCGTAATGGCCAGTAGATGTTAAGCGAGAAGTTATTATTAGGGTTAGCTAATGTCTTAACACCAGGTGATTGACCTGTTACAAAGATGTTTGTAAGAGGATCAGCAATGAAAAGGTGATCCTTACGAACGTTTGCAGCAAAGTTAATGAAGTTTTGTGCTACTGAGTTGTAATCAACAACGATCTGTGCTGGTGTCGTTGGGTTCTGTGCTGTTAGATTTGCAACGTTTGTGCCTGTGTAAGGTACAGTATCATCGAAATAACCAGATGTTGCTGGGTTATTTGAATTAGCGTAGATGGTTCCGAGACCGGCTTCAGTTACGATGGATAGAGGCCAGATAGCTGGATCT